TCATCGCTTCTCCGCGTAGGGGGTGAGCTGGTACGACTCGCGGCAGCGAGGGCAGGCGTAGAGGCGACCCGCGCTGCCGGGCCCGGACGCCTGCTCGACGACCTGGATGAGCACGGGGTCGTCGGCGAGACCGCGGTGCCACGCGCACCAGCCGATCGAGCGCGCTGGAGCGCCGGGCGTGGTCACTGCTCCTCCTTGGCGTAGTAGCAGGCGCGGCAGGTGCGGGGAAACCAGGCGATCGAGGCGCCGCCGCTGGGGCGCCAGCGGCGTGACCCGAGATCGACGTCGTTGAGTCCCGCCTGCACCGATGTCCCGCACCACACGCAGGCGGCGCCGCGCACCTGCTCGCCCGTGAGGGTGCTCGGGTGAGGGAGGGCGTCGGCCAGGGCGGCAGCAAGGGCATCGGGGTCGGTGGGCAGCCAGGTCTCGGCGGGACACACCAGCCAGCGTGGCCCTGGCCCGCTGGTACGTCGCCCCGCAGGGAGCGGCGCGGTGGCCGGGTCCGCCGGGTCTGCGCCCGCGACGTTCGCCCCCCGGGGTACGAGGAAGTAGACGCCGCCCGCTCCGTCGTCGATCGCGGTGCCGCAGCGGGCGCCGAGGATCTGGACGGCGGACAGGCCGACGCCTCGCGGGACGCGCACGGCGGATGCCGTAGGCGGCGCGGGCGCGAGATCAGGGGCAGTCTCCACGAGCACTCCCAGGGGTCGATGAGCTACCCAGGGTGGCCCTGCTTTGGGGACGAAACGAGGACTTCTACAGGTCTTATTGCTGCTGCAAAGCGGGCTTTCCGTCGCTCGCTTGGGTGATGGTGGCGTGCTCGGCGGACTTCGCGGACACTGAGAGCCCGTCACCGAGGAGGAACCGTGCCCAGTTTGGGGAACGCCCGTCTGCGAGCCGCGCGGATCGCGGCTGGCTACCCGTCCCAGCAGGCCCTCGCCGACGCACTCGGTGTCGGCGTTCGCCAGGTCCGCCGCTGGGAATCCGACACGCCGCCCTGGCCCCAGGGTGACATGCAGCAGGCCCTCACCCGCGTCCTCGGCCAGGACCTTACCGCGCTCGGCTTCACCCCAGCGGGGCATTCCGTGAACCGGCCCGCCGCGTCACCGCTCTCCGCCCCGGTGGCCGCGCAGGTCCCCACGCAGTCCGCGCGAGGCATGCAACCCGCCTCGGTCGCCGCCGACTTCACGGCCACGACGCGCGCGCATCGGCGACTGTACTGGTCGGTCGCCCCGTCCACACTCCACCCGGCGGTCATCGCACACGCCGGGCTCGGGCACGCCCTCCTCACCGAGACAGCCGGGCAGACCCGCGCGCTTGTCGCGAGCGCCCTCGCGGAGACGCATCTCCTCGCCGGGCGAATCGAGTTCTTCGACCTGCACGAGCCGGACCGCGCGTCGGCGACCTGGCTCCGCGCTCTCCAGGCGGCAGGGGAAGCGGATGACGCCCTGCTCGGCGCCGCCGTGCTCGCGCACACCGCGTTCGTTCCCGGCTGGGCCGGAGACCGGGCCACAGCCGCCGAGCGGATGACCGCCGCCCGCACCTACGCGCGGCGCGGGGACGCACCCGCCGAAGTGCTGGCGTGGCTCGACGCAGTGGAGGCCGAGTGCGAGACGCGCTGCGGGAACACGCGCACGGCGCTGCACCTCATCGGGCACGGCGAAGACCTCCTCGCGCGCAGCCCCGGCGACAGCCTGCCGGAGTGGTTCGACTGGTTCAGCGCGGTGCGCCTCGCCGCCTTCAAGGGCAACACCCAGCTCAAGTCCGGGCACCTGCCGCAGGCGCGCGAGACACTCCTCGCCGCGCTCGACGCACTCCCGGCCACCGAAGAGAAGCAGAGCACAGTCCTCCTCGGGGACCTTGCCGCAGTCGAAGCCGCGGCCGGGCGCCCCGAGGAGGCGTGCGCCTTCGCGGCACGCGCGCTCGACCAGCTCGCCCACACCTGGTACGCGGTGGGCATGGACCGGGTGCGGGAAGTGCGGCGCGCGCTCGCCCCGCACCAGCACGAGCCGTGCGTGCGGGCCCTCGACGACCGCCTCTACGACTGGTCGACCACCGTCAGCGCCCTTGCTCGTTGAAGGTCGCAATGCGGGGCGACAGCTCCGCGAGGCTTTCGACACGGAAGGTCGGCAGCTTCTCGGCCGCCTCCGTCCGCCACTGGATCGTCGCCCAGGGACCACGGCGCACGAGCGCGGTGAGCATCCCCGCCTTCCGGGCGGGCGCGATGTCGTTGTCCACGCGGTCGCCGACGTACAGGATCTCGCCCGCCTCGGCGGGAACAACCTCAGCGACGCGGTGGAAGAACTCGGGGTCGGGCTTGCTCGCGCCCCAGTCGTCAGAGGTGCCGATCAGGTCGACATCCTTCGTGAACAGCTCGCGCAGGATGCGGCCCGCGCGGACAGTCTGGTTGCCCGCGATGCCGAGCCAGAGCCCGTCCGCGCGCAGGGCGTGGAGGGCGTCGCGAACCTCCGGGTAGAGGTCGTCTTCGCCGAAATGCTCGGGCTGGCCGGCGGCGGCGCGGCGCTCGCGTTCGGCGTAGAGGTCGAAGCCGGGGTGGAACTCCTGGAAGACGTCCCGGTAGTCGCGGCCCTGGGCGATGACGGCGCCGAACATGGCGGCGAAGGTGTGGCGGGGGACGCCGAGCCAGTCGGCCCAGGTGCCGTACTCCCGTGTCTCGTCTACCAGGCATTCACCGACGTCGAAGACCACCGCTCGAATCATGCCGGTGATCCTACGGAGGCCGCGCCGCGCGAGGTAGCCCCTCCCCCTCGGGCGTAGCCTGCGCGCATGGATCTCCCGGATGACCTGCTCCGTCTCCAGCGTGTGGCCGATGAGGCGCACGCTCCCCTGCCCGGTCTGGAGGGTGAGGAGTGGGTGGCGCAGCGGGCGGTGTGGTTCGCGGCTGCGGTGGAGGTGCAGGCGGCGGTGACCGCGTGGGCGCGCGAGCAGGACGCGAACCGGTACGAAGTCGAAGCCGCACTCCGCCGGGCGACGCGGCACGCGGACGCGGAGTAGCTCAGGCGGCGTCGAGGACTCCCGGCGGCACAGAGGCCAGGAGGGGCACTACGACGTCGCCGCCTTCCGTCTCAGCGCGGATATGTGTTCCGTTGATGACCTGCACCGAGTCATCGAGGATGGCGTTCGGGTCGAGTCCGTTGGCCCGCAGCCACGGGCGGAGAGCTGCGCGGCGGGCGGCCATGTCTGGGGGCTCAATGAGCACGCGTTCGCCTTTCGGTCTGCGGTGGGTGGCCCGCCGCGACGGGGGATGCACGGCGGGCCGGTCTCAGTGTGGCACCCGCCCCCGGCGGATGCGTGCGTTCCGCACGCTCCTATTATCGAACACGTGTCCGAACCGTCCCGTCTCGATCTCCTCCGCTTCGCGTACCGCGTCGTGGAGCAGCAGGCGCGCGCGTCGCTCACGCAGATCGCCGGGTGGATCGCCGCCGAGGAGCAGCGCGAGCGCGAGGTCGCCGCACGCGAAGCGAGCCGCCCAGCGCCGCCGGAGTGGGTCGCCGAGCTGTCCATCGGCAGGGACCGGCGGGCGATCCTCGTGCACAGCGGCGGCTGCCACATGATCGGGAAGCGGGCGCGCGGCATTACCCGGGACCAGGCGCTGCGAGCACTCGCCGAGGGTGTCGAGGCGTGTGACCACTGCCGACCGGACACGGCGCTCGGGTGGATGGGCTGACGCGCGAAGCCCCCGCCGCCCGGGGTGGGCGGCGGGGGCGCGGGCCGGCCGCGGCCTTACTCGGTGCGCCGGCGCTCGGCGGCGATGAGCGCGATGGTGGTGGCAGCGAGCAGCGCCCAGGCGGTCCAGAGGCCGACGAGCCAGGGGGTGCTGGCGCCGCTGGCGGTGACCGCGGCGACGGCGATCAGGCTCGCGGTGGTGCTGACCGTGAGGGCCTTCATCGGGGTCGTCATCCTCTCCTCCTCTCTGTTCGTTGTGTGGGCGGCGTCTGGCGTGGGATTGTGGGGGGCGGGCCCCGGAGTTGTTATCGGCATCTCCGGGGCCCTCTGTCACTCCTTGCGGTGGCGGCCCCGGCGCTTGGGCTTCCGGATGGCCTTTACGGCTGCGATCGCCGCGATCGTGTTGACCGCGAGGGTCGCGATTCCTACCGCGAGGGTGATGTCCCCACTGTTCACTTGTTCACCCCCTTCCTGCTGAGGTGCCCTCAGTTTAGGGGTACCCCTAATAGGCTGTCAAGGGGTACCCTTAAATCATGTCCGAGACCCCCGACGCCACCGCCGCGATCCGCGAGATCATCGCCCAGCTCGCCACCATCCCCGACCTCGTCGACCGCGCCCGCGCCGTCAGCGCCGTCCTCGACGCCGTCCCTGACCTGCAACGCGAACTACGTACCGTGCGCCAAGAGGCCGTCACCGCCATCCGCGAGACCCGCACGCTCGCCGAGACAGCCGACCTCCTCGGCATCTCCCAGCCGCGCGTCTCCCAGATCACCAAGGGCATCAGCCGCGCCACAAAGCACTGAGCCCCGCCCACCTGCTGGAGCAGGGGGCGGGGCGCGGTCACTCCTCGGGCTCGTCGGGCTGCCAGTCGCCGGGGTACTGCGGCTGCTGGAACGGGGCCGTAGACGGCGCGGGCCCGGGGATCGGCGGGGGCTCGGCCAAGCCGAGGCGGACGAGGCTGCCCTCGTCAGCGCCGTCGAGGGGCGGGACGAACACGGGGCGCGGCTCAGGCACGGCGCCTCTCTTTCTGCGCGCGGATCACCATGCGGGTCCGCTGGATCAGGAGCGCGGCCACGAGCAAGAGCAACCCCGCGCGAACGAAGCGGAGCACCGCCGCAGGGGTGCCGTCGAGGCCGACGAGGGTGATCACGACGGTGTACAGGCCGAGCGCGCCGAGCGCGCCGGACAGCATCATGAGGTGCCAGCCCATCGGGGTGGACCGCCACGGCGCGAGCCGGTGGTAGGTGATGCAGAAGACCGCCGAGGCGGCGGCCACGGCGCCGGACACGCCGGTGTTGAGGTACTGCGCGATGGTCACGTACCCCTCCCCTCGATGCTCGCGCGGAACAGCTCCGCGAAGTGGTTCCGCTCCCGTTCGTGGCGCAGAAGGTGGGCGGTCTCGGACACGGCGGACTGCCGCTCCTCGACCTCGCGCCGGCCCGCCTGCGTCCGGTGCAGGGCGCGGTCGGCAGCGGCCTGGCCGGGGGTTCGGCCGCCGTGCCGGCGACGCCATAGCCTCCTCCACTTCACCCGGCCCCCACCTCCTCGTCCGAGCTGGCCGCCTGCCGCAGTCCGGTCAGCGCGTGCGCGGAGGTGCGGCCCAGCTCCAGAAGCTCCTGGGTCTGGGCCCGCTCCATCGCCCGCGCCTCCTCCGACACGGTGTGCGCCTCGCGCCACGTGTCCCGCTCGCGGAGCAGGTCGTCGTAGGTCTTCCTCGGCACGAGGCGCCCGGTGAGGATCATGAGGACGACCAGGGTGAGGAGCGCGACCGCGCCCAGGTCCGTGGGTCTGAATCCGAACAGCTCACCCATGCCGCCTCCTTGCAGGTCGTTCACGTGCTGGTCAGACGCCCTTGGCGAGGCTCGCGCTGTTCGTGACGTCCCGCCAGCGCGCGACGAGGCCCTTCACGAGGGACGCGGCGGCGGCGGCGCCCGCAGTTGCGGCGGCCTGCCACATGCCGATGTCGAAGGGGCTCGTCAAGACGACCGCGCCGACGAACGCCTGGAGGAACGTCGAGACGACGCGCTCCACGAGGTCGCGGGCGTAGGCGCTGCCCGTCTTGAGGACGGTCTGCGCATCGGGGAAGTGCAGGGGCTGATCGGTCATGGTCAGGACTCCTTGGGGGTGTTGATGTTGACGTCGATGACGGCCTTCTCGATGGCCTTCTCGACGGCGGAGACGACGGTCGCCGTGTCCACGCCCGTGCCGACGAGCTTGGCGAGCGCGGTGATCGCGGCGGTCTGCCCCGCCTCGGCCGCGCGGATCGCGCGGACGTTGTTCGCGATGTCCCGCAGGACCGAGACCGGCGCCCACGTCGGATTGGTCTTGAGCGTGGTGCTCGTGTCCGGCGCCGGGACCTTGTCGGTCTTCCACACCGCGTCGTAGATGTCGGCCTTCGTGATCCCCGCCATGGGGTCCTCCTCGGTAGGCGTGCTGGGGGTGCTGGTCTTGGGGGGCTTCGCGGAGGCGGGCCCGGCGAGGCGCGCGGCAACGTCCTTGCGGAACTGGCCCATATCGAAGGAGGGGTCGATCTTTCCCTCGACGCTGGTTTCCTTGTGGCCGACGACCGAGTTCGCGCCCCAGCCGTGCGCGCGGCAGATCGCCGCCGCCCAGCGCACCGCCGCCTCGTACTGCACCGCCGGGTACGGGTCGCGGCCGTTACCGAGGTTCTCGATCTCGATGCCGTACAGGTGCGTGTTGCCGTCGACCGTGCCGCTCGCGGCGCTCGGCTTCGGGTGGGTGGCGGACTCGGCGACGACCGCGTTGAAGGCGTTCACGGCCGCCTTGCCCGCGTGGTTCGCGCGGCCGGCGCTCACCATCGTGGCGACGCCGCTCTTCGCGAGGTGCGTGTGCGCGAGCGGGCCGGGGAGATCCGCGCGCCCGCCGTACACCAGGGCGGCCGAGTTCGACCCGGCGGTGTGGTGGATGAGGACGCCGTTCACCGGGCCCCACGCGCCGACCGCGTTGCGGTTGTGCGAGCGCCAGCCCGCGTGCTCCACGACCGTCACACCCTCCGCGCGCAGGGCGGAGAGAAGGCGGTCGGCTGACAGAGGTGTGGCCATACAGGCTCCAGACATGCGGAAGCCCCGCGCGCTGGCGGGGCGAAAGGGGGGGGAAGAGGGGGGTTAGCCGATGGTCCAGGTGATGGTCTGCGGCATGCACCAGTCGCCGACGGCGATCGCGGCGTGCTGCGTGAGCCACACCTGCCCCGGCTGGTCGCCGATCTTGCTGTAGACCGTGACCCGGCCCGGCGAGCCCCCCGTTTGATACGACGTGCCGTAGATGTTCCGGGTGGGGTGCCGGTACGCCTCCGGGATCAGCACCGGCAGGCGCGTGTCCGCCGTGGCCCCAGCCGCCGACGACTGCCGCTGGAACGTCCCCAGCCTGAGCGTGACGACGCCGCTGCGGTAGTCGACCCACGAGTCGACGTTGATGCTCCACGAGACCAGGGACACGTTCACGGTCGTCTCGGACGGCAGGTAGTACACCGGCCACCACGTGCCGCCGTCGTACAGGTCCAGGCGCCGCACGTCCCGCAGCCACGTCAGCATCCCCGAGACCGGGGCCTGCGCGCCAGCCAGGGTGGCCCCGCGCGCGGACGCCGAAGCGTAGGAAAGGACGCCCTTCGGGATCGTGCCCGCCGCGAGGTCGCTGATGGCCTTCGGGATGTCGGGGGCGGTCGGTGTTGGACATGAGCTGGACGCCCTGACCCCACGGGTCGGTGTTGGGCACGGGGCCTCCTAGGTGAGTCGATAGCGGGACAGGGCGTCGAACTCGGCCCAGCGCTGGCCTGAGCTGGGGAGCGTCGCGGAGTAGTCACCGAGGCTGATCACGCCCGTCGTGGCAACGGTCATTGCCGCGAACAGGCCCACGCCGACCTGGACGGTGACGCGCACCTGCGCGGCCGGGCGCGCGGCGGCAGGCAGCGTCGCCACGGTGACGGGACTTGGGAGCGTCCCCGGCGGGCCGCTGGCCATCCCGCACAGCGACGCGGTGCCGTCGGCGTTGAGCCGGTACGCGGGCGGAAAGTAGTTCGCGGTCGCCGCCCAGCCCGACGCGAGCGGGATCGTCGTCCACGCGGGCGTCGCCTTCGCGGTCGGGCCCCAGCACAGCCAGTTCCCGGAGCCGGACTGGTCGAGCACCACCACGTCGCCGACGCTCGGCGCCGCATAGGTGGGCATGCAGCGGGCCTTGATGCCGTCCGCCGTGACCGTGCCGTCCGTACCGAC